GACAGCGCTGTACCAATCCACTGATTTTTTAGCTGCCCATGTCCATATGCCGCTGTAATCTTGTTTACCGCAGCTAAGCTGTAGCTATAGAACTGAAACGGTAGTCCAAGCAATCCACTTTCAATGCGAGCATATCCTTTGAACTCTCTGTCTTCTTTCATGCCGAACTTCTCAGCAACACGCATAGGAATGTAGGCAATACCGTCAGTAATTATTGGTTTATCTGCTGGTGTACCCATTAAGATTGTATTCATAATTCCAGAGCCAAGAGCGTTGCGGAATGTACGAACAGTCTCAGGATCTACCCTTGCTTGCTTTTCTATCTCAGCAACAGCTAGATCATTGATTGCATTTTCATACGCAACTTTGTCTTCGTTCTTTCTCATATCAAAGCCCATTTCTTTGGGCCTGTTGATTGAGTGCATAATCTCATGCATCTTAATGAAAGTTACATAATCTTCTGGCGTATTGATGATACCTTTTTTAATAGGTTTAACGCCTTCAACTCGTGGGTTTTCCCAACCGCGCTGTTCGTACATTACATCTTTAATGTGATCTTCATCTATGTAAATGCGTTTCTCAGAGTCACGGTAGAATGCTGGCTTGTAGCGACCGCCCTTAGTAAACTCATCTGTTGGGCCAGATATAACTTCAGCTTTAGTCGCAGGAAATTCAATTGCATTAGTCCATGCTTCTGTATTTGCCATATACAAACCAGACTCAGACTTCTGCCAAGGTGCATTTGCAAGCTTCTTAGCATCCTCTAAGTCAATGTTATAACGCAGTAGATACTCTTGCTCTTGCTTCGTTGCTTTGCCCTGCGTCCAACGCACAGAGTAATCAATAATGCTGTGAGAGCGCATCATAGCATCGAAGTCTTTAAATATACGAGTAATCGGGCCAAGACCGTTGAGCAGATAGAAAGGCTCTTTAGCCTTATCCAATATGTCAGATCTAAAAGGATTATTGTTTACATCATCAACAAGACGTAGATGCGCCGAGTTCATAATATTATCTAAAGCTTCACCAGCTAGTCTGCCTTCTTTACCACCAAGTCTTAGCTGATTGTTTTTCATTATTGAAAATAAGCCACGGAACGTAGGCCCAAGCCCATGCTCCATCATAATTTTAGCTGGTTCAGTTATTGTTGATACACCAGCAGAACCTAAATAGTTTAGCTGTGCAAGGCTGCGAAGAACCCTAGCTGTTGATTGATCCCAGCGATCAGGCTCACGCTGCAAACCACCTGTAACTCTTCTATACAAGTGACGCATATCACGCAAAGCGCGGTTAGCTTGCTCTGGTGTATTGCCAGCATCCAGCATTTCGTTGAACGTATCATCTAATACATCGTCGATAGATGCTCCGTCGAACTGTCGAGAAAACTCATAGCGAGTTCCAGTACGCTGAACGTATGCCTTCATCACAGCAATCGGATTAGTTTGAATAAAGTCTAAGACCAATGCGTTTGGAATATCTACCAAGCGGTGCTTAAAGTGCTTTGATTTACCAGCGCCATAGTAACCAGCCTCAGGATCTAAGATGTCCTTGATGCCAATGATGTTATCTATTGTGTCGTCAACACGCGACTTGATAGCGGCTGGATCTGTAGACAACTTTACTTTGCTAAACTTACCGTCTTTCTCAACAACTATTGACGGATTGTTTCTATACCAGTCTGTTAGAATGCGCTCAAACTCTACGCGGTTTGCCTTGATTGCATCCTGATCCCAGTATCTAGGACGGAAGATCTTTTCATTAGCTGGCATAACCTCATCAGTTATATCATCTAAGATAGCACGAGCCTCATCTACTTCATCGCTATAGCGGCGCACCTGAGCCTCTAGCTTCATGCGGTAGTCTATGTTGCGAGCAGTCTCTAAGCGCTTCTGTACGCCCTCTATGCGTCTCTCACGACCTGTTATGAACTTTTCGTAGTGCGCTTTAGATCCAATCAATCCTTGTTCGCTAAGACGAGTCTCCCAAGTCTTATAAAAGTTATTGAGCTTATTCATAGCCTGAGCTTCAAAGTCATCAGCAGCTTCAACGCCACGCATTGCTTTTGAGTCTACGCCCTCAAGCCATGTTTCAAAGTCTTTTCGCTTGAATGTATAGTCCAAAGGATTAACCACACCCTTGCCAGTGCTCTCACCCCAGATCAGCATCATATCATCGTATGTCTTTACCCATTCGCCTTCGAGCAGCTTAGAGTTCTGGAAGACTGAGTTACCTACCTTCTGACCTTGTTTGTTTGCTGCAAGCAGTATGCCAGAGTCGTTAGCTATTTTGAGTGTACGCAACTTAACTGAGTTCGGGATGCTGTCATCAGTAAGAATACGTTTCATAGGAGTAGTTACTCCTTTGTATAGCCATGAGTCAGTAAACAGGCTTGGTGCTATCTCAGCAACAGGCTCACCTTCTATTGGCTCAATCTGTTTCTGCAGATTAGCTATCTCTTCCTCAGCAGACTTCTGCGCGGCAATCCTTCTTTGCATTGGGATTGTGACCAAGCCACTAATAGCACCGCCAAGAACAAACGAAGCACCAATGTTTAATGCAGTCTCTTCTTTTGTAGCTAAAGGATCAAGCGGATAACGAATAGCCTCCTGACCAGCAACGACAGCAGCGGTAGATGCACCACCTCTAATAGCAGCGCCAGCAAAGGTTGCAGCACGAGCAAACGGAATACCAATGTAGTTAATAGGATCAAACAATTCAGCAGCAAACTGTGGTATAATACCTGATCTAGAAAGATCTTGGCGTGTCTTTAATCCATCTCTTAAGTTTTGAACCAAAAACTCCATATGCTGTTGGCTTGTAGCTCTAAGCAATGTCGAGCCATACTGCTTCATATCATCAGGAATATTGTCTATTGCCCTGTATCCATCTTGAGGCAACGAAGGAAAGCGAGCTGTTTCCTTAGCTCTGTCTAGTAATGGATCATACTTATAAGCTAGTGATGCGCCAACAGTCCTCATAAAAGAAACATCGGGCAAAGGTCTTACTCCCTGCCCTGTTTCAATTTCTCTTAATGCTGTCAGCCCATTCTTCATTCCAAGAGACCTTTATTAATTTCTTCGTACTTTTTCTCGATGTAATCAGGCTCTTGCATTTTAAATATTTCTTGCTGTCTAGCCTCTTGTTTTTTTAGCTTAGCATCAAGCTCACTTGCTTTTTTAGCCATATGATCTGCAATGTCACTACGATCAAATGTAGGCCACATAGGTTGACCATCTTGCTCAATAATCAATGGGCGCAGTTCCTCCCCCTCATCTACAAAGTAAGCAAAGTAATTTAAGCCAGCAGTGCTTTCATCGGGCACAAGCATTACACGTTTTTCATCTGCATCTAAGTTTGGAATAAGACTATAACCAGATGGAAGTTGCTCATTTACTCTAGTAACAAATGCATTCCGATCATCTTTCTCAGGGAATACAGCCTCTAAAGAATAACGTGATCTCTTGATTGAGCCAGCAGGAAAACGCGGATCAGCAATAAAGCGGCTCTTTGCATACTTGCTATCAACAGTTGAGCTTAACACAGAGTTAATCTGCGATGCGCTTTTTCCAGTAAGTGCCATATACTCAACTAAAGGGGCTAACTCAGCAGCAATAATAGGATCGTCTATTTGATTTAAGGCATATGCAGTTGGTGTTTTCTTATCTAAAACCACATCCATATTAAGCTTAGACTTAGGATCACGCTGCCTCTCAATTAAGTCCATTGCAATCTCATTAACGCCCTGACCAGTAATTAACCTTATTTCATGTATATCAGTTAGAAGTTGAGGATTTTTTATTGAATCCCCAAGCGTACTAACAAAAGTACCAGTCCCAGTAGGAGTATTGGATAAAACAGCAAACAAATCTAAATACTGCCCTGCATTAGGAACTTTTAATCCAGAACTAATTCTATCTAAATTAGTTATTAATCCCTGTGGTGGAGCACTTCTCATTATAGAAAGCGCAGCAGCCCGTTGTGTATCAGGAAGCTGATCAAACTGAGCTAAGTTAATGTCAGCATTGTCCAGAATTTCCTGAACAATGTCTCTGTCAGCTTTTTCGTTAGCATTTCCACCGCCAGCAATAATGCGAATAGAGTTATTCTGAAGCTCAATAGCTTCTTTCATCTGCGCTTCTTCAGAAGCTACTGTTGCTCTAAGCCCATTAATCTTACTAACGACAGCATCAACGTCATCTGTGGTTTCTAAGATCCGATTGCCAGCAGCGACTACATCAGGCGACATGCCTTCACGCTTACCTCGGCTGTCTACATATGCAGCAAGGTTATTAAGACTGCGAGAGTTGGCGCGAGCAGCAAAGGTTGTGACCTCACCAAAGGCTCTGGACTTACTTAGACGGTTTGATTCAGATGTACCTTGATCTGCCGTTAAGCCATTTGGTCCAATACTATTTTTAATCTTAGCATTTAGAGAATTAAACTCTTCATCACTAAGCGCACCAGACTCAGCAGCAGTTGCAGCTTCCGTTACAGATTGAGCAATCTCAAAGCGTAATGTTTCTCTATCTCGTTGCTGTCTAATCTGATTAATGTTTGCTGATAGAACTTCTCTAGCAAACCCAGTGTCTTCATTGGGATCAAAGAAGTCAGTGTTGTAAATCTCAGAAATAAATGTGCGCTGCTTTAATGACAGCTTGCTCATGTCTTCTGGGTTATTGCTTACCAACGCAATCCGAAACTCTTCTATATTACCTTCAGCAGCAGCTTGAATTAAATAAGGGCGAAGAAGGTTGCGACGAACATCTCTTAGATCACCTTCTCTTTCTGATCTGCTGTAGCTTTCATCAGATCGAAAACGTTGGTCCAACTTAGTTTGAGCATTCGTATACAGATAATTTGTTAAGTTAAGGCCAGCTTGTATCGAGTAAGCTTCATCTGAGGCAAAGGCATCAGACGCATTAAGGCTAGATGTAGTAAGAAGGGTATCAATAGTATCGGGTAAAGTAAGCTCTACCTGTCTTGCTTTTAACTTTGCTAAGCTTGACGCTTGCTGAATTTGATCCTGCTCAACAGCATTGTAATCGCTAGATACAACCGAGCTATGTCTAAGAACCGCTTCTATATTTGCTGGCTCAACATACGCCAAAAGACTTTTAACTTCTTCCCGCAAGCCCTTTGGTAATCCTGACATCTGATTACCGCGGGTTCGTATAGCAAGATCAATCGCATTTCGCTCTGATTTGTTTGCAGTGCCAGAAAGAAGAAACTCAACAGCACCTAATGCAATAGATTGTTTAAGTTGACGTGAAGCCGTTTGATCAGCGCCAACCTTTAGAAGCGAAGAAGATACACCGTTCTGAGCATTTGCAAACTCTCTATCATGTATTGCTTGAGCCTCACTAACCTCTTCGCTTTCACGAGCAATAAAGCCACCAGCGCGAGCAATGCTATAAGCATCGTCTTGACTTGCGCTAAGACCAGTTAAGATAGAGTTGGCTGCATTCTGCCTAGATCTTGTGGCAACGCGCTCTTGAATATTTAACTTTGTAAGCGCTAAGAATTTAGCACCCGTTGTTTCAACAAATGTTTTGTATCTTCCCTCAGCACCCTTAGACATTTGACCAATGTAATTACTCATTACATCATCATATGATTCAGGGTCGTATTGATATTTTAAGGCAATCTCTCGAGCTTTAATTGTTAATTCAGAACCAATTGAGTCTTCATATCTTTTATTAATAACACTTTGATATGCAGCAGATGCTATACGTCCAAATCCTTTAGGCGCTTTAAATGCCTCAGGCTTACCAGTCTCAGGATTAATAGTCCTTAGTTTCTTTTCCTCAACAGCCTCAGCAATCTCTATACCCTTTTTTTGAGCATCCTCGGCTGCTTCACGAAAGGCAATGTTTTGAAACGTAGAGGCGACATTACTAATTGCACGACCAATATCTTGACTTCCAGCATCAGTGCGAACAACACCTACAGGCTGATTAAATACTTGTGTTCGTTGTCTAATCACAGCCATTTAGTTTCCTCCACCGCCAGCAGTAGCAGACGTTTTCCCATAATCATAAATGCCCTGAGCCATAGTTCCAGCTGCATTAAACAACGAAGAGGTGTAAGCGTTTCTGCCGCGGCGCTTTTCAGCCATTGCTTGCATTTCAGACCTCATTGAATTCATACTTTTCTGACGAGCAATTCGACCAAGATCATCTCCTACTAATTCTTGCTGTCTTTCAAGAAAGGCTTGAACACTTTTATCTGAACCCACATCCCGACCAGAAGCATAAAATGAAGCAATGTTAGCAGAAGTGGCTAAATCATATTCTTCTTTTCTAGCTCTAGCTTGCTGCATTGCTTGAGTTTCATTTAAAGCTTTATCTGTTTTAATGTTAAATGCATTTAAATCAGCAGATTCTTTAGCAGCTTGACCGGCAGCTATCTGTCCAATCGCACTTATTCCAGCGCCAATAATTTGCAACATTAGATTATTAACTCCGCTACTAATCCGTTTACTTGAAGCTCTAGTGGAGAATCCTGCTCAATAGTTATTTGAGGATTCCTACTGTAACCAAGTAATCTTATTTCTTTTTTTCCAGTAAACTCAGAAACACTAACTGACCTACTGTTAATTTTTAAAGAGCTAGTTCCCTTCAAATCAACAACAACATTTGTAATTCCTCTAAGCGATCCAGTAGCAGGGCCATTTCCTGCAGAAACGTCAACAGGATTAGTCACAAGCTTAATGTCAAATTTTTTACCTACATATGCTTTTGTATTGTCATCAGGAGTATGAGTCAGCAAATCAATGTAGTTTGTATCACCAGATAGAACAGTTGCTGTTGAATAAGATGTACTTCCATTATCAGTCTTTATTAAATCAACCGTATCACCAGAAGAATAAGTTGTTCCAACATTCAAAATTCTTTTGGGAAAAAGAGTAACACCAGATGCAGAAGTCCAATCAACCGTAGAGTCACTGCTAGGTGTATATCCAAGTGTATAATTATAAGTTACAAAGTAAGTAGTGGTAGATCCAATAGTGCTTGAACCTCTTGTAAATAATTCTTTAGGCGAGTCATTTAGGTTTGAAAGATATATACCCTTTGCGGAAAATTGATTGCTGAAAGCAGAATTTGTTAATCCAGTAAGAATAATAAAGGATTTATTATCTGGGCGCTGAGCTTCTGTACCGCCATAAAATTTAATTTTTGCGCTAGTAGAGCCATCTCTTATCGTAGCTTCTATTCGTGTTACGTCAAAGCTAGTGTTTAAGTATGTAGCACTTAAATAATTATCTAAGCCAGACTCGTCCGTAAACTCACATAACTGCAACTTATCATCATACCAAACGTCAGCAAACAAACGATTGTGAATAGAGGCTACAGAAGAAAAATTACCATCTGTTGTTACTCTGCTCCAAGAAGCTCTCTTCTCTGCTCTGTTTGAACTGAATAAAGCAATGTCGCCACTACCTAAGGTTATTGCGGCATAAGAATCCGGTAGTCCAAATCCACTATGAACAACAGATAAATACTTAGGGTTATCTATAAGGTGTGAAGCTATAGCGGATATAGAAGTTGATGTGTAAGCCTCTTCTGATTCAGTATAAAGATACTCCCTAATTCCCTTCTTACCTTTTTCAGCAAAGATAGTAGCACCATCTATTGATAAAGGTCCAAGAAACTCACAACCATATGGTGTTTGCTTTCTTATCTGAGCATTTGTTGGAGTAATGGCTTGGTTTAAGTAAGTAGGTATATACAATTCACCAGTCGCAGTAAAAACCTGCAAGTCACGGTTGGAAACTAAATATCTGATTTGATTTACATCACCCGTTGCAGCAACCAGTTGAATTGAATCATCATCAGCAGCCTCGCCAACATCAAAGTTAAAGAAGCTGCCAATCTTACTCATCCAAATATTGTCTGGCTCTGCTATCGTTCCACCAAAACACAATCTGTTTTCATGAAAGGTAACAGCAGCAGGATAGCCTCGAACAGCAGACCAAGACTGCTCGTCCCAATCCCGAATAGGAGCATGAGAAACTACTTTAACATTACCGCCGCCATCTTCACTTAGATTTGAAGTGCCTCCGGCCTGATAAGTATAAGTATTTTCATCTATAATTTCTCTAACTTGATCAGTAACATTTAATTGAGAAGTATTAATTCCACCTGTTGCACTAGCGCCCTCAATTGTAATGGCATCACCAACATTAAGGCCATGATTTAGGTGACTAACTTCAACAAGATTAGAGCCATCAGCAGTTCTTAACGGATTCAAAACAGATAAACGTATTTTAAGAGTATCAATGATATTAGCTGTAACTACGGTTGATGATGTATACCCAGTTATTAAAATTTCAGACTCATGATACCTAACAGTAACGCCAACATGATCTGGCACCCAGTAGCTTACACTTGTTGTAAGCGTAATTCCGTTACCACTTATTGCTGATGGATCTAAGGTTACGCCATTGTCTTGGAATGTAGAGTATGGCTGATAGGTTACTTTATTATCAGCACGAGCATCAAAGCTATAAACGCTAATCTCAAAAGCATCCAATGCAGTTCTGGTTAGAATGCGAGGAGCAAACAAGGGATGGCAAATAAACATTGCATCACCATACTGAGCAACAGTGTATTCTTGTAAATACTCCTGATCAAATGGTAAATCGTTGCTGCTTGTGTCTTGAGTAATTGTTTCCACTAAATGCAAATTACCAGCTGTTGTATAAGTGCCAGAGTTATCTAGAAAAAAACAGCGAACTTCTTCATGACCAATTGATATGATGTATGACTCATTATCATCAAACTCAAATTTAAATAAATGAGATTGTTCTGGATAAGCGCTGTTATAGTTTATGCTGTAGTCATGGTGGTTTTTTAGGCCAAATCTTTTTTTTACTGAACCCTCTGCGGTAACTACCATATTCTCCACATGCTGCGCTGAGGCAGAATAAACAGGAGAATCGGTTCTCATTATCAAAGAGTCACTAATCTCGCCAAATTGAAAGCTATTCTGTGCTACTCTAACTTTCTGCATTAGCTACGCCTTTGACTTATAAACCTCGAAGTGTTTAGCTTTTTAGTTGTTTGCTGTTGTGAATCAAGTCTACGCGCTCTCATTAAAAACTGCTCACCTTTTTGCTCCATCAAGGAAGCAAGCTGAGCATCACGCGCAACTGAAATAGAAAGCATGGCAGCAACTTGGAACTCTACAGCCATTGTAAAGTAAGGAGGCCAGTAAGCCTCGTCTGCTCTAAAGATATAATCAGCTACAAGAACCTCAGTCTCGTTAGCATCGCAATAAACCTTATCTCCATAAGTATCATAGATGATAGGCTCATCGTTTATTGTTACAGCACTTAGCATAATAAGATCAGACGGAAGCTGGTAAGCCGCATCGAATCGACCCGTTGGTGCCGCTACGAGTCTACTGATCTGCTGTTGATTGGTGGCAAAACGCCATCTTGAGTTAGTTAGCGCAGCGCGAGCAACATCCTCATATACAGCGTCAACTACATCAGCTTCTACCGTACCCTCGTCAAACGATTGGATAGGAGAGCCACCCATTAGGATAGATGCGCGGGAACATACTTTGATTGCTGTATTTGCTGGCATAAGAAGTTAGGGGGCTTTCGCCCCCCTCCTATTAGTTGTTGTCGAGAACTTCAAATACACCGTCATCATCGATAACGACAGAACCCATAGACATCATTGATGTCGCAAGGTGCGCTACCTTCTGCGGTACATAGTTGAGCTCGGTTTGAACATCAGAGTTAATGCCAATGCCCACAGCGCGAGCGTGGTAAGCAAAGTTTTTGCCGCCAGCTACTGCTGAAGTTGAGAAGATCTTGAATCCCAAGAACTCTTTCATTGTCATGCCACCGGCAAACGGAAGGCTTTGCGGCCCAACGTAGTCTGATGAAGCAAACTCATTGATGTTAAACAAGTCAGCAAATCCAGCAGGAGACATAGCCAAGTAGCGCTGTCCGTCTTCTGGAACATCTTCTGCACCAAATGTTTGAAACAAAGTCAGAAGGTCTGCTTTACCAAGCGCACCGCCTGTATCAGCAATCTGAGTTGAGTTAGCACCAGCATCCATAGCTGCTACAATCAAAGCATCAGTTTGGCGACCTAAAGCAGCAGCAGCAGATTGCGCTACAGCTTGACGCTCATTGATGTTGATTTTCAATTCATCCAGCTTGTCGATATACTCAGCTGCATAGTAGTCAGCCATAGTCGCTTCGACATTGGTGTGCGCTAGTTCCATTGTAGAAACATCGCCATTGCGTGTTTTAGTTGATGCAGTGCCTTTTCCAATTACTTGGAAACGTGCAGTTGAACCAGTCACATTGGTTGAGCGTACTGTGTTGCGGAGTTTAGAACCCATACGCTGATATGCCATGTGAACTTCTGATTCAAACTGTTTGATAAAAGCTTGGTCAATAGTATTAGCCATTTTACAGTCCTATTTTGAAGTTACAGTTGCCAACGGGTATCCACTCTTTCACTTCAACAAGGGTATCCTCTCGGGCCTTTCAGTGCGTTATGGGCCGTAATTCCCCATCGTAAACACTTTTTTTGTTTGGATTGCAACGCACAAAATCAACGTACTTATGCGGAGGTGATATGCTTACACCTACCGGCTCAAAGCCAAGCCACACCGCCCAGTCTACCATAATCTCATAATCAGCAAGTATGGTCATAGTCATTTGAGGCTGCGTTTGCTCTAAATAATTAAGCAACATCTTTGAGCCACGAGCTATAGATGTAAAGTTTTCTTTAATTCTATGAGAAAACATAAAGAACATCTGCGGGTAATCTTGGTCTTCGTTATACCAAAGGCCACCAACCGCAGTAAATACTTCACCCTCCTTGCGAACTAAGTAACACTCAGAGCATTCGTACATTTCTGTAATGGCTTGCTTAATATCCAAGTGCCCAAGGATTTTAAGCTCTCTTATATTCTCATGACTTAGATTGGCAGCAACCTCATCAATATGGTCAAGAGTAAAAGGGGTTAAGTAGAACTTACCCCTCTTGAGGATTTTAACCTCCATAAAGACGCTTAAAGCCTTCTTCTACTTGCTTAACATAAGCAGTGTCATTCTTATCCCAGTATCTAGGATCTTGCATCATTTGGTCCAATTCAGCTTGAGTTGTCTGACCTGTTGGCTGAGCGCCATCAGAAAAAGATCCATCCTTAGTTGCTTCCATAATTGCCTCAAGAGCAAGAATGCCCTCATGACTTTCGCACATGCGCTCGATAGCTGGCAAAGATTGCTCAGGGAAAAACTTGTTTGCAAACATGGACGCTGCTTGAATGCGGTCATTTGCATTGTCGCCAAGTTTTGAAGCTTCAGCCTCAAGATCAGGTTGGCTTCCATTAATGGCTTGGGCATACATCTCAATGCCCTTCTGGAACTCTTCTTGTCCATAACCATTTTCAAATGAATGCTCTGACCACCACTGTAATAACTCATTATCTACAGCAAGGTCATCATCAACAATATCAGGAAGCTGATAATCACCAGCAGAATCAGGCCGATCCCCAAATGCTTCTGTTTGTATTTCCTCAAGAAGCTTATTGCGAATGTCTTCTTCTTTATTTCCCAGCTTTGATTCAAGCTCTTTGTAAGCCTTAGCTAAGTCTTCACCGCTGCTGTACTTCTCAGGCAACCACTCAGGGCGCTCTGGCTGGCTGTCTTCCGCTACAACAAAGTCACGCTGCTCTTCTGCTGCTGGCGCTTCATTGCCTTTCATCAAGCTCTCGCTCATTTGTTCTTACTCCTATGTGAATGTGCAATACGTTGCTCTATTAGGCCAACGATATAACGCTGGCCTTCTATATGTCGCAACTCTTCCGTAGTCACATTAGGCCCATTAACCATTTCTATGGTAATAGAGCGCAGGTAGCGAAGAACTTCCTTGCCCGTAGAAGTATTAAATATCTCAGAAATGTTCTGACTTATTTGAACATCCTTTTCAGAACCCCTTTGGATTCCATCTAATCCGATATTAACCTTGTTCGGCAATCATCTGTCCTTGCTGTTGTTGCGCCATTTGCTGCGCTAATGCAGCTATTTGTCTACGCTGTTCTTCGTCACGAATCAAGCTCTCTGGCACACCAAATTTTTTCGCAAGGTGAATTGCTGTTTGTTCACCGTCAATTAGAAGCTGCAACATCTCTGGTCCAAAGGCTCCACCAACCAATTCAAGGAAGCGAGCAACACTTGAAATGTCTTGATTTGATTGAGCTTGTGCAAGCGGAGACACAGAACGGACTTTTACTTCCCGTCCGTTTACTGTAGGAACTTCTATGCGGCCCTGCTTCTTTAAGATGTATATTACACGTTGAAGTACGGGCTGCACGAGTTCTGCTTGCAAGCGTCCAAACGCAGATCCCATTCTTCTAGCCAAGTCACCCATACGTTCTGCTACCTCAGTTGCAGTCGCAGGTGTTCTATCAGGATTACCAAGCATGTCATTGTATAGCGCACGTTTAATATTCAAACGCATATCGCTAAGAACAAGCTGAGCTACGTCAAAACGACCAGCAGCCTGTATAGGCTGAAGGCCAGCAGATCCCATAGCTTTTGGTATAATCGAACCGGGCACTAAGTTAATCGTGTCAGGGTTGATTACGCCGTCATCTTCCATCTGGTAAATTCCAGAGATAGACATCTGAGCATTCTCAAGAATAAGCTCAATAGTAAGATTAGTAGTTTTAATAGCAGATAGGGCGTTAAGAAGTGGGCCGCGTCCGTAAATCTCACCAGCGCATTTACCCCAGCGAAAGCAAACAAAGGGATTAGAGCCAAGACCAGTCATTTCTTTAGCGTAAAGCAAAGTCTTAGTGGTCATGCAGATTGCATAGTGAAAGTAAGCTTCTTCGTTTTTCTTCTTGTAGTCGCGGCAAACAACCTCAAGCACAGTCGTTTCACGATCAGATCCCATTAAGGAAGTAACCTTCTGATCAAAGGTTCCCTTGGGATACATAATGGGAAGATGATCGAACTTAACTTTCTTTCGCTCACGGTAGACGTGATCGATCTTATCATCGGGACCGGTGTCAAGGACTACATGAGGAAGCGGTATAGCTGAGAAATTTACAGGATTAATTGCATCTCCCTCTTCTACGCACAAGACACCAGTACCCACAGCCAAATCCATGAATGACTCATGAACCTCTTGGCTGAAATTAGAGTTCTGAAGAACCTCAAATACATACTCGGTTACTTCATCGAGATCATTATCTACAGCCTCACGCTGCTCAGGCGGCACTTCACTCCCAGCCATAAGATCAGCCCAACGCGCAAAGTTCGGAACCAAGCCAGACTGCAAACGACTAGCAAACTCTTGCACACCAACCACAGCAGTCTCATCAAAGATCTTGTCATCTCTGCGCTGTCCAGCTTCTTCATAGTAAAATGACTCACGTTGAGGCAAAGCATACTCATAGCATTCCTCGAACAACGGAACCCAGTTCTCACGAAAGGCTTTTGCCTTCTGATAACTTTGAATATATTGCTTTGCTATATCAGCCATTAGCCAAACCTACCCAAGAATCCACCGCCACCGGCTTTAAACAAAGAACGTCTACCAGTACCACCACGCATACCACGTCTTTGAGTTCTTCTATCTATAGCATCAGAAATATCTTCTCGCTTTGCTTCCGCTCTTTTTTTAACCTCTTCTTGCTTTGCCAAATCAGCTTCTACACGCTGCTCAGCAGCAGCTTGTTTTTCAGCCCTGCTCGGGCCTCCACCACCAAAACACATATCAATCTCCTTTGTTTCTTACTCGTAAGCATAGAAGGCAGTAAACATCAATGCACAAAAAACTACAGCCTAGACCAGAAGCTAGGTTTGTTTCTTTGTTTTGCACCTCTGCTGAATACATCAAAGTTACGCTTGGCAACCACAGGTTTGGCTGGCTTCTGGCTGTTCATCAAAGCTCTTCCCTCACCAGCACCTAAAAACAAATACTGAGCCGCATCATGAACGTGGCTAAACATATTCTTATCTGGTTTATCTGCGTATCTCTCGCCGCTTACCTCCATGCGCTTATAGGCATAGCCGCCCTCAAACCCTTTGATTAACTGAGGGCAGCGCCTGTCTATTAGTAGTGCTGGCTTACCTTCGACCATCTTCGTCAACTGGGAGGAAACCGACTCTAGTCGGAGGTCAACAGAGTTGGAAGGCGCAGGAAACGCCTTCAAGCCAGCACCGCGCAGAATGTGAAAGGGAGTCGATTCATCAGTCTGCGCTCTAAAATCACCCGCAGGATCGCCGTAAATAATTACCTCAGAGGCAGCAGCAAACCTAGTGGATAGTTCATTTCTAAGAACCTCGGCAAAACGCACGATGCCCATGTCTACCGCCACAATTTCTGACTGTAGAAACCACCGCCCCCTTACCTTTTGACCAAAGACCGCAGCAGGAGTTAGACCAAAATCCACACCAACATAGACTGGCATGTTTGCAGCAACGGGTATTTCTTCTTGAGCTATGTGAACTTCGGATGCAAACATTGGATATACAGGCTTTCCGTCTTGAATATGCCCCAATCGGTTCATCACATAAACATCTATCCATGATTTAGTCTTTCCTCGAATGAGGTTAGGATAGTAGCTCTTAAGCATGTTCTTTGTGTTTTCAGCCTTTGGGTTTGGATCATAGTCTTCTATTTCTCCGTCTTCTGCTTTCCTCTCAACCATCCCAGAGGGCTGGGTATAGAAAGACCAGTTATCCGGTTTGACCAGCATCTTAGCTTGCTCACGCGGAATATGATCTGGGATTGGAACTTCGCCAGACATAATCGGCCACCAGTGATCTTCCTCAGGGGCGTTTGTATCGGCAATAACGCCAGTCCAAGAAGGCCCACCATCACGCATAGAAGGAAAGCGGCCAACACGCATCGTGCAGGCATCGATAATACTCTTAGGAATCTCTCTAGCTTCGTTGATCCAGATCCCTGTAAGCTCCAAGGAAAGAAGCTTCTTAACGTCTTCGGGCCTATCAAGAGCCAAGAAAAGAACCTCAAGATCTATGTCTCCCTTTTGAATCCTATGGGTGTATGGCACTGACCAAGTAAACTTGCCCCAGTCTGATTCCGGAAACCAGTCTAGCCAAGTCTTGATAGTAGTAGTTCTAAGCTGTGGATTGGTATTACGAATAATAGCCCAGCGGCTTTTGCGTATTCCGTCTGGGCCTTTCTTCTGCTGTATAGCGCGGCGAAACACTTCAACGCAGCAGCCAACCGATTTACCAGAACCAACTGGGCCTCTTACGCCACGAAAGAAGGTGTCATCTTTCATAAAGGTCTTGAGTACATCGCCATCGGGTTTGTACTTGAAATTAATCATCTATAACCTTTGTCGACTCCAAAGCGGATCATCTCTTCCACTACTTCAGGCGCAATGCTTTCAATCAGCTTATCGCAAGCAGAGTCACTAACCAAGTGGCTGCTTTGACCAAACTTCTCCACAACGTAAGCAAGATGCACCTTGCGCACAATATTGCGCAAAAGATCTAAGTCTTCCTGTTTAATCGTGTTTATAAAGCTCACTTCTTAGCAGCTTTCTTCTTTGGTGCTGGCTTTGGGTCTGGGCCTTCAACAAGTCGCCGCGAAGAAGGGGTTCGAGTAGCCCCAGAGTAAGTCGTACCGCCCAATGTGTGAGTCGGCCCTGTGTAAATCTTATTATCGTTTGCTGTGTACCAAGCCATTATGTTCTGTACTTCCTTACTTTCTTGGCAATAGCTTTCGGTTGAGCCACATGCTGCTTACCTGCTGCCTTACCCTTTCGTTTAGCTGCGGTTGTAGCTGCATATTCAGAACTACTAAGAGCAGCGATAGCCTTACTAGGAAGATAACGCTCACCAGTCTCACTAGACTTCTTGCCAGACTTGGTGCGCCACTTCTGCTTACCCCAGTTAAGTAATGACTTCTGAGAAGCTTTCATCGGTATCCACCACCAGCAGCCTTGTACCGCTTTGCTAAGAGTTGCGCTTTCCTTGCTGACCACTTGCCAGCAGCAGTACCTTGAATATTAGCAGCCTTTATTCTGTTGAACAAAGACTTACGCATTTTAGGCTTGGTATAGTTACCAGCAGCATTAACAGCCATACCTAATCCTTATTCATATAATCTTCTAATTCTTTAACTCGCTTTAGCAAAGAATAATGCCGACCGCTTAGTGTACGCTGTCCGCGCTTAGCCATCTCACGCTCATCCTGCATCTGGTCTTCACTCTTGTAAAGACCCTGCACCTTCCGCTTGAATTTCTTCAACAGCGTATTGCTCTTCTTAGCCTCAACCTTATCAAGCTCACGACTTAACTTGTCATACCGCTCTCGGTCTTGCCTATCCATTCTTATTCTTCTTTGCTTTAGCAGCCATAATCCGCTTCTTTAAAGCATCAGGCAAAGTCTTCTGAGCGCCAGTCAATAAAGACTTCTTAGGGCGACCAACCTTAGATCCATAAGTTCCCTTACCTTGTGGCATTATTCACTCCTCATAAGTCGAATTAAACTCTTACCAGCATTCTTATAAACACTAATCATCCCGCCACCGCTGCCACGAGTTTTTAACTTCTTAATAATAGAGCGCACCTTAGATTTATTAGCTTTCATCTCCTCAACAGCCTTGTCATTTCCAGACTTTTCAAAAGATTTAATGCTTCTATCAAGAGACTTATCGTGCTTTTCAGCCATAGAAATAAGTTTGTCTTTAACCTTTCTAGGATCTCCCGTAGGATTAGAAATGGCTTTTAATCTATCCATAGCTTCCGACATCAATAACCCCCTAATAAAGTTCTACGCTTCATTCCCTTCCGCATCTTGGGAACATCCCCCAACATCTGCTCAGAACGATCAACCTTCTCAGTTCTCAAAGATGGCAAAGGCTTAGCCTCTGGCTTCATCTCCTGATACATCTGATCAGCACTCTTACCTCCACCACCAAAACACATCAGCTTTTCTTATGCCTCCTTGCAAAATTCCTAGCAGCCTCCACAGAACCAAAACCCCAAGCCTTTAAAGCTAAAGCCTTTCGAGTAGGGCGACCCTTCTCATCCTTCATCGGACCCTTCATGCCAGCAAACCGAGCAGCAAAAGAAACCTTCCGGCCAAAATCCTTACTCTCCTTAGAAGGAGTCTTCTTAACAGGAGCCCTTAAATTAGACCCCTCCTTCCGCTTGAAATAAGCGCGACCAGCAGCATTCAAGCCGCCCTCAGGATTCTGATACTTCTTCGCTACCATATCCAACACTCTTCAATGCAGCCTTCACAACAGTCATATCTGCTCGCGGTGGCTGTGCCTCTGGCTTCTTCTTATACCTACTCATGAAATACCCCTACACTAAAAAAAATATAACTGACAATGCACAAACCTTTAGGGCTAATAATGTGAGAGAGGGACTATTACAGTAACTGACTAGCTAACTTTTCCCCCTACCCCCACTGTCACACCATAGCCAGCAACGAATTACCCTAGATCTATGCTCACCTTGATGTCACCAGCCACCTGTACTTGGCTTCTATCTATAGGCTTGTAGCCAGCCCTGTCTAATAAATCCTTACTAGCTTCAAGCTGAACATACTCAGACTTAGCACCCTGTGACAGCCTACGCACTGTGTTAACAGCTAGAGTAGCGCTAATCCCAAACTCCTCATTCATTCTCTGCATCATGTACTGCTGCACATGGGCTGTCTTCAAAGCTCTATAGGCTGAGACGTATCCAGCCTTGCCTTCAGCATACCCAGCTTCAATAGCAGCTTTAGCGGGAGGCAATCCTTTTGCTACCATTATATCCACCAGCGC